TATTATCTAACATCCAAATAGATCGCTCGGCAGTTTAATTCTTTTCTGCCTCATGCTGGGAGGGGTGCGTATTCCCTAGCGATAATCACGCACACTAATTAAAAAAAAAATATGAAAGACCTAGAAGCATTTGCAACATCAGAACTAAGCGAAGAGGGGGTAGTAATCCCCCTTAGAGACGTAGAAGGAAAAAAAACGGAACATTGGATTAAAATTAGAGGCACTGACTCAACGCCATTTAAAAAAAGCCAATCACGTTTTAGAAGAAAAATAGTTGCACTAACAGAACTTGAAGATAGCGACAAAGACATTGATACTACATTCAAGATTGAAGAGGAAACGAGGATTTTGCTTTCTTCTTTAGTTGTGGATTGGAGTTTTAAAAACGATGACGGGTCGCCTTATCCATGCAGCGTTAAAAACATCAAAGAGGTGCTGGAAAAAGCCCCTGTTTTAGCACAAGAAATAGACGAGGCTTCAGCTAAAAGGAAAAATTTTACCAAGCGGAACTTAACAAAATCAGAGACTTCGCAAGAGAAGAATTTAAGTTCCACCAAAAGCCAAAAGATAGCAAAGTCTCGCAAATTGACCACCTAAAACAAGTTTGGAAAACTACAGGAGTTAAGCCAAAGGAATTAGAAGAAAGAAAGCCGTTAGATGAACACTTAATTTACATACTAAATTACTACCAAGAAATTAAAACCGATAAGCCTATTACCTATCAAGAAATTAGTTGCTGGTCTAAACTAACAGGAACGGAGGTAGTAGATTTTGAAATCAAAGGCATAATGGCTGTAGACCAGCAATTCCTAGCAAGCTTAAACAATGACTGAAGACGTAGCAAGATTAAGATTATCGGTAGAATCTAGCGGGGTAGACAAAGCCCAAAGGAAGCTAAAAGACCTAGCCAAAACGGGGGGCAATGCAGAAGAGGGTTTAAACAAAGCTTCAAAAGGCGGGAGACGGCTTACTGGATCTATGATAGCTCTAGTGGGCGGGGTAGGCGGCTTAACGTTAGCTGTTAAAAGCACTCTCAAATCTTGGTTTGCTTTCGATAAAGCAATGGTAGAGGTAAGCACTATTGCGGGTGTTACTAATAAAAGAATGACAGAGCTTAGGCGTTCTGCATTGCTACTTTCTCAAAGCTTAGGACTAGACGCAACTGAGGCAGCACAAGGTTTCTATCAAGCTTTATCTGCAGGGGTAGACGAATCGGAGGTTGTAGAGTTCATGCAGAATGTCGGCAAGTTCGGACAAGCTGCAATGACGGATACAGCAACCGCTACAGACCTTCTAACAACAGCTTTAAACTCTTACAATTTAGATGCTAGCCAAGCGGCTGAAGTTTCAGACAGACTATTTACTACAATTAAACTTGGTAAAACTAACGGCGAACAATTAGCTAGGAGTTTTGCTAGAGCCTCGGGAGCGGCTTCAGCGGGTGACGTTAGTATGCAAGAGCTTTTAGGAACTGTAGCGCAACTAACAAAAAAGGGAGTTCCAACAGCGGAAGCATTCACACAGATTAAGGCAGCAATTCAAGCCTTATACAACCCTTCCAGCGAGCTTGTAGATATTTATGACAAGCTAGGGGTTTCGGGCGGTAGACAGCTTATAAAACAGGAAGGATTAGCGGGTGCTTTAGATAAGGTCAGGACGGCAACGAATGGAAATGATGCCGTATTGATTAAAGCCCTTAGATCATCAGAAGCCTACAACGGAGCATTGTTTTTAACTGCAGAAAACCTAGAAGATGTTAGGGATCTAACAGCACAAGTAGCAAACGGAACGGGTGCGGTAGACGAAGCTGCAGCAAAGGTAGGCGAGCTATTAGAAAATAAAATTACAGCACTAAAGACCAGCTTCCTAATATTAAACGAAGACATAGAAAAAACCTATGGAATCATAGAGGGTGCAGGGGTGGTAATAGACGCACTAACAAAGAAGCTAAAAGAACTACAAAAGCAACAAGAGCAAACGGGGGGAGATCCCAAGAAAAAAGACTTTAGCGTGCTGTTTATTGAAGCCTTGACTAGCAACCTTTACGCAGAGGCAATGCAGAATGCCATGAGAGGTCAGGCAACAATGGAAGAGGGCATTAAGAAGTTTGAAAGAATCGCCATAGCTACAAACAAAGCAAAGAAGCAACTTGATGACATAAGCGGATTTGCTTTAGATTATTACGATGTACAAAAAAGAATAAACGCATTAGATGAAGGAGATATTCTTTACTCCGCAAAACTAACCGCTTTAAAATTAGAGTTGGATTCTAAAAGAAATATTCTAAGGCTAGGGGGTGACCTTAAAACGGCTGAGGTGAAACGCTTAGTGGCTTTGGTAAAGGTAAACGAAGAGCTAGAATCTGGAGTCAAAACAGTTGAAGAATACGAAGCCGAAGTTTTAAAAATAGAAGGTGCTTACAAGAAAGCAAAAGCTATTATTGAAAGGGTTAACAAGGCAACTGCTGGTGGTGTCTCCTTAGAACAAGAAAAGAAAAAGCTTGTTGATCTTAAGATAAAAGCTAGCAAATTATACCTAGCAGAAGAAGACAAAGTTTTAAGGAAGCTAAAAGAAGAAGAAAAAGTTTTCCTAGACATATTAGAAACGCAGACCTTCCTAAACAAAGGCGAAAAAGAGCAACTGGCACTGATCCGAGAGAGAATCCAAGCTAGAAAAGAAGAAAATAAGGAAGCCGCAAAAACTCCAGAGCTAAAAGCTTTTGAGAGGCTAGCAGAATCTACAAGAACGCCACAAGAAAGAGCAAGTGACGAAAGAAAAGAGGGGTTAGATATAATCTCTGCCTCTGGGGCGAGTGATGAAGATAAAGCAGAGCAAACTAGAAGAGTAGAGGGAAGATATCAGCAAGACCTAGAATCATTATCTGATATAGGCGGTTCTTCTTCAAACAAGGCAACGGATTTACAGGGAGACATTAACACGGAGGCTAAATCATTGTCCTTAGAATTCGGTTCTGATGATCCATACCAAGGGGAGATAGAAAGGCTAAAGGCTTTTGAAGCGGAAAAGTTAGAAATAGTTTCAGAAGCTACTAACCTAACAGAAAGTAAAAGGGCTGAAATAATGCTCAATATTCAGAATGACACTGCCAAGAAAATTTCAGCGGTAGAAGAAGCGCAATTTCAAGATCGGTTAGCTTTGGCTAGTGACTTTTTCGGCAACCTTTCAACAGTGGCAAAAGCCTTCGGAGAGAAAGGAGCAAAGGCGGCAAAAGCATTTGCCATTGTGCAAGCAACAATCGACACTTACGCATCGGCTGTAGCGGCTTACAAGGCGGTTGTAGGGATACCATACGTTGGTCCTGCTCTAGCTCCTGTAGCTGCAGCGGGGGCTATTGCGGCTGGTCTAGCGCAAGTGGCAGCAATTAAGGCGCAAAAGTATCAGCAAGGGGGAATTGTGGCAGGTGCATCTTACGGAGGCGATCAGATAAATGCCAAACTTAACAGCGGGGAAATGGTGCTAAATAAACAGCAACAATCTAACCTTTTTGCTCAAGCCAATAATCCCATAGGAGGATCAAGAGGCGGTAATGTAACTATCATAAATAATACTAGATCTGAATTTGATGCAGAAACTAAAACTAACAATGAAGGCGATATGCAAATAATTGTTAAGGAAGCGGTGGAGAAAGCAAAGATAGAACTAACAAATGAAGCGCAGGAAGGCGGTGGATCTTTTTTACCAGCACTAGAAAACTCATACGGATTAATTAGAAAATAATAAAATGCCTTACTTAGAATGGAGCGATACAAACCTGCCTTTACCTAGCAGACTAACAGTAAAAAATGTTAGCGTAGCCAGCAGGAAAAAAATGGAGAGCGGTAGAACGCTTCAGCGTTTGCGCTATATGTCGCAACTTGAAGAAGGAACTGTTCAATGGACTTTGCTAAACGAAAAATTCCAAATCTTTAAGGGTGTTCACTCTCTATATTTGAGAAATGGAATGGATTGGTTCTTCATAGATTTGCCAGTTGGGGGATCTGACAAATTAACACGTTGCCAAGTAAGATTTATTGATGATTACTCATGGGCTTATTCAAGCGTGGATCATGTTAGAGTAACTGCTAAAATAGAATTTTTAAAAGTGGAGTCTCCAGATTCACTTGCCCTTGCAAATTTAATTAGCAGTGGATCTTCAAGCCTTTTTGAAGCTGCACAGCCAATCAAAATGACATGGACAAATGTTGATGGAACGGCAAGCACATTAAAGAGGATTAGATATTTTTGGTTTCAAGTAGGAGGCGGCTATATAACTATGGCAAATCAGTTTTGGGATGGTGAACTGTATATTGGTAATACAATGCAATATCAATATTTCCCCGCAACTGGCAGCGAGCAATATTTTGTAACTGAGGCTTGGTCACCTCTAACAACTAGCGACCCTACCCCTAAAGATCCACAACCAAAAGTTGGAGGTTTCGATTTTTTTTCCAGCCCTTATTTAAAGTATTTTGATATTAATCAAAGAGGGGGGTTCGATTATATGGAATTTTCGGGGCAACCATATTGGGAATGTGACCCTTTGCTTCAAATAAAAATCACCTCAACCTTTAGATGGTTTAGGCTTTATTCCAATCCTTACATTCTAAATCTCGAATATGTAATTAATCATCCTACACATGATATTTACACAACCAATCAATTAATGCAGCTTGGTAATTGTGCCAATATTCAAAGCATAAAAGCGGTTGAAGGAGATTTTGTCGGGAGGTGTAATACTGGAGGTTTCCAAGCTAATGATAACGACAGTCTAACAGAATTAGATATTGGCTTGTTCGATATCGGCGATGCACAATCACTAAATATTTACCAATTCCGTATTTATAATAATGACTCGCTTCAAAAAATAACATTGGGATCTTTAAAAGGGGAAAGAGCTAGATGCGCCCTTTCTGGCAATCCTATTTTAGATGAAGTTGTTATAGATGGAGATTATATAATGTTTGAGTTGTCGCAAAGCTGGAGAGACAACAACTTGGATATTATCTCTTTGAAAAATGTAGTTGATAAAATGATTGGAAGCCCAAGACAAACAGCTTTGGGTAATAAAATTCAGCTTAGGGGCAATCCTTCTTGGGTGGGAGACTCTGCCACGGGAGAGTTATTTCCTTACAGGTGGCGAAAGGTTGGCATTGATAACATAACAAGCACGGCTACTAACTTCACAGTGGAAACTTCTGAGTCTCACCTTCTGATTGCTGGTGATGAAACAGTGTTAGAAAATGTTGTTAGACAAATTGAAATCGACTCAATTAGTAGTAATTCTGTTCAGTTCCAAGTTAATACGGCTACAGATCATTTATTATCCCAAGGAGAGGAAGTAGAAATAATAAATGTAGAAAGGCGTTTCAACCTAACAGGTATTACCAGCACAGCTACAGAATTTACAATTACTACTGATATAGACCACAAATTAGTAGGAGGCGAAAGTTTGATTTTAGAAGGCGTAACTAGGGAGGTTGCCATTAACACAATAACAAGCACGGCAACAGAATTTACAGTTACTACATTGGTAGATCATGGTTTATCAGTTGGTCAGTCTATTGATATTGAAGGCATGACAAATGCAAACTACAACTCTACTTGGATTGTTGACACTATCCCAACTCCAGACACTTTCACAGTTTTAGATTCTAACAACTATGGCTCTGGCGGTAGCCAAGGAACATTAAACACGCTTTTTGTGCAGTATAATACAGCATGGTTTGTTAATACAACCCCAACTTCTAACACCTTTACAATAAATGCTCAAGATGATTATGGGATTGGATTTGGTGGCGTAGCAAGGCAGCAAGATAATGCTTACAATAATACTTGGACTGTTCAAACAATTTTGACCTCTGACACTTTCCTAATCGGAAGTAATATTAATCTTGGAGCAGCAATAAACGGAAAGGTTCTGCAAGCGGATAACGTCTTCAATGATCTTTGGGTAGTTGACTCTGTTATATCTTCTAGTATTTTTACTGTTCTATCTAACAATAATGCTGACGGGGCTATAGGTGGAATAATGAAAGAAGAAGATAACGCTGATACAAAGTATGTTGAAGAAACGGCTTTGGCTAACAACTTTAGATTCGTTTGGTAATATGAACACAACTTACACAGATGCAATAAAAGAGGTGGCTACACAAGCCCCGATAGATAACGCAATGATTGAAACTCTAAACATGAGCCATCCTACAGGCGGTGCTATTAACATAGTAAACGCAAGGGAAAGCTTTTCGGGTTATGCTAACAATACGGATCAAAATAAAATATTTTATCAGCCTTCAAATTTTGAAGTTAAGTTGCCAGAATCATCAAAAGAAGGGGTTCAATATTTAAGCTTAGTAATTGCAAACTCAGACGGAAAAGCTGGAGAGTTTTTATCGTCTATTCCAGTGCAAAGTGACTACCCAATAATTGTAGTTTATAGAATCTATTTAGGGTTAGATATTGCAGGGCAAGCAAGACCGCAAAACGATCCTCCTTTAAGCCTTGATGTTTTGAATGTTGAAATAACACCCTTCACGATTCAGCTAAGAGCTTCTTTTAAATCTATAATCAATACCAAATACCCAAGTGAGCGATACACTCTCGAAAAGTTTCCAGCCCTTGGAAATTAAAATAGCAAGTGATCTGGTAGGCATACCATATTTAAACAATGGGATTGATCTTAATGGGTTTGATTGCTGGGGTTTGGTATGGTATTTTTATAACGAGTTAGGAATAAAAACACCAAAGCCTACAGACATACTAACAGAAAAAACTAACAAGAAAAAAAAGAAGTCTTGGAAGCCTATTGATTACCCGAAAGAAACTTGCCTAGCTTCATTTAAGAGAAACGAAATTACAATGCACGTAGGCATATATATACCAACTCTAAGAAAGCTTCTTCATGCTGATAAAAACATGGGAGTCATTTGCGAGGATTTAAAATCCGCTCAAACTAACAGAGGAATGAAAGCTCAATTTTACAAATGGCACTAGTAACAATAACAAAAGATCCAGTTGACCCTCACAAATCAACTAGGTGCATAAATCTTGATAGAAAAATATCTATCAGAGATTGTGCTAATGAGATGTTAGGTAATTGGGAATCAGAGCCTTGGTTTTGTGTTATTGTTAGAGATGGTGATATTTATTACCCTCTCAGAAAAGAATGGGATGAAGAAATAAGATCAGATGACAGGGTTCATTTTTTACCTTATGTTGGAGACTTTGGAATAAGTTTAATTCTAGCTATCATTATTATTATTTTAGTAGTGGCAGTTTTGTTTCTAACAATGCCCTCTCCATCAGACCCCCCAGAAAGCGGTGACCCTGTTTTCTCTATTGATGGAAAATCTAACAAGGCTAGATTAGGGCAACCGATTGAAGATGCTTTTGGTAGAAATAAAATTTGGTGTAGTTATGCTGGCAGACCCTTTGTAGAATATTTTTCTGACAATAGGCAAAGACTTTATCAGTGGTTCACTTTAGGGCATGGGAGATTTTTCATCTCAGATTATCTTATAGGCGATACTTCAATAACTAAAAACCCAAAAGAACCCGCAATAAATACTGGAAGTGTTCCCCTGCCTAATGATGAGTTTTTCGTAGATGTAGATAACTCCATTACAGGTCAATCTGGTTTTAACAATGTTACAACGTGTGAACAGGTTCAAGGAATAGAACTGTTAGGAACTAACCAAGATTTTGGAAACGAATGGGTAGGACCTTTTTCATTGAACCCGCCTAACACTGAGGTTCAATATATAGCTAATGATTTTTCCCTGCCTAACGGATGTTATAGCGTAGATAAAGAGGGTGATACCCGATCAGTTGGTATTCATGTTAGATGGGAAATAAGAGCGATTGATAACGCTGGTAAGCCTGTAACTGGAACTTGGTATAATCTGCTAGAAGTAAATAGAAGCTATGCTACAGCACAGCCTATCAGAACAACCTACAAGAGGAACGCACCATTTCCCGCAAGATGGGAAATAAGATGTAAGAGGCTTGATAATGCTTACACTGATACTAACGGAACGGATGTTTGTTATTGGGATGGTGCGAAGGGTTATAGAGGAAACATAACACCAAGAAAATGGTCAACTACAGATAACGAGGGAATGTGGGATTTTCACGTTAGAACAATAGCTTCTCAAAACACTCAAAAAAATAAATTTCAAGTTTTGGCTACAAGGTTGCAACATGTAAGAACTTATCAATTTAATGTAAATGGAACTTGGACTATAAATTATGGCAGAAATCCTATTTGGGCTATGGTTGAAATTCTCCGCAGACCTTGGGGGGCTAACTTGAGAGATGATCAAATAGATTTGGAGGCGATGTATATTGCAGCGGAACAAGCTGATGCAGCGGGAGAAACTTTTGATTGGGTATTTAATCAATCAATGACAGTTTGGGAAGCTATCAAAGTTTGCTGTTCTGTTTGCCGATGCACTCCTATCATGAATGGTGGATTGGTAAGCGTTGTTAGAGATGTTCCGCAATATGTTCCAGTTGCACTTTTCAATAGTGAAAACATTCATCAAAACAGCTTTAAAATTCAGCGTAGAGTTTTTAATAATGAGGCGCATGATGGATTGAAAGCAACATATCTGGATCAAGTAACGTGGCAGAATGAAACTGTTCTAGCTACTCTGGATACTCAGTTAGGATACAATCCTAAAACCATAAATTTAAGGGGTGTTAGTGACAGGGATCAAGCTCAAAAAATGGCAAACTATTTGTGGGCAAGCGAGCATTATAACAGAGAGATAGTAAAATTCAAAACTACCTATTCCGCTATATCTCTAACATATGGAGACTTGATTAAAGTTTCTACTGACATAGCTGATTGGGGGCAATCTGGTCAAATTGAAAAAATAGAACTTGGCAGAATTTTCACTTCATCAGAGCCTTTCGTTTTTACAGAGTTTGTAGATCACAACATTACATTCAGAGATAAGTTAGGTGGCGTTTATGGACCTTTCTTAGTTGTTCCTTACGCTTCTAACCCTCCAGTGTATGAAGACATTTATAAATGTGAACTTGCAGCGGTTGGATCAGTTGACGAAACAAAAATCCCCGTTAATGATGACGTTCTAAAACCACAATATATTTTTGGAGAGGTTAATAAAGACGGGACTATTTGCAAAATAAATAAAATCAGCAATCAAGGAATTGATGAAATAGAAATTGAAGCTGTAGTAGAAAACTACGGAAGATTTCAATTCGATGGAGACACTGCCCCTCCGATAACTTACCCAGATTTAGAACCCGTTCCAGTTCCTCCTAATGTTACAGGCTTACGAATTGTGTCTTGGAATCCTCTTAACAGACAAATTATTGTAGAATGGGATGCTTCGACAAATCCAACTGCTTCAAGTTACCTAACAGAATATGGCTATGATGGTGTGAACTGGATTAGCACAGGATCTAGTCCTAGTACAACTAAAGCTTTCCTTTTACCTGCAGAGATTGACTATCTAACAATACCAATATTAATTTCTGTTACTGGTCTTAATGCAGAAGGCTATGGAGATAGAACTGTAATATCTGAACGGGTAGACACTCCAAACTTGCTAGTAGATGATGAGACACCTTACAATGAGTTAGAAATAGCTAACACGAATGGAATACCTATAAAATTAAAATCATAAAGCAATGGCACTAACAACAAATAAATTCATTATACCAGATGGATCGGTAAATCAAAATATTCAAAAGATGACTTCAAGCAGTCTTGGACCTGCACAACTTTGGGACTTTGGAATTTTTGATTATAGGGACACTCTAACAGCTACAACCCCCGTAGCACTAACAGGGGGAAGCCCAGCAATCCTTACAAACAATTCATCCACTGGAACATTCAAATCTTTACCAGATACGGCTGTAACTGATTTATGGATATCAGCAACAGATAAGTTTGATTTCTCTGAACTGAATATTGGTGACATGGTTGAGATTCGGTTAGATTGTGATGTTACAACTACGCAAGTAAACCAAGATTACTCAATAGATCTTGAATTAGCTCAAGCTACACTTCCTTATACATTACCAATCATCCAAAGCGAGAACGTAAAAACTGTAGGCTCTCACTCCGTTGTTAGATGGATGGGGTTTTACATGAAGGATTTAAATACCATTAACGGAGGGGCGCAATTTATTATTAATTCCGCAAGCAACCTTACTGTTAGGGTTTACGGGTGGTATATCAAATTAACTAAAAAAGGAAGATAACTCTAACAACAAAAATAAAATTATGAGAACAATGGATAAAATTAGATCAATAATTAGCTACTTATCCCTACTGCTTATTGCTTTGGCAATCTTGGCAATAGGGGCTTGCTCAACTCCTGTTAGCGTTGGCTTTCAAGATGAGGGAATCAAAGGTTCTTATTCAGCTAAAGGGGGAGTGGAATTGGTAATTGATCTTAGATCTAACAAGT